AATTGGGGGTAGAAAAGTCCTGAGACTAATTCCGGTTTCCAAAAAAGGGAAGTGGACTATGTTTAGTGGAAAGTATGCCGCAACGTCTGACTCAAGGTTCGGAGAACTTTGCGAAAAGTTACTGGGTGCAACGTTTTACGGTGCGGTTGCGGTTCACGATTTCACTGAGTAGAACCTGAGAAGCCATTCACCAGAGTGTCTTAAACTAAGAGGGAAGGAAATTAAAATGAATCTAAGAGAAATCAACGAGGCAATTGTGGTTCAAAATTGGGACGCCCGAGGCAACTACTCTGCAATTTGGGGGGTGCCTTCAGGCATCAATCTGATCGATGGGGTTGATGCCGATTACATCAAATATGATGTTGATGAAGATGAGGAGGGGGGTGAGGAGTTTGCAGCTTGGGGCAGAGGCGAGCACACGCTCGAAAATGCCAAGGTCATCCTCGGCCATGATCAGATGAAAACAAACGTGGTCCTCGAAAGCGAATTGCGGTGGTATGTTGAGACTCAGCAAAATGGTTGGGAAGATCTCTGGCAAGAATTTGGCGAGATGGATTCAGCTCCGAGGCGATGGGGGGTCTGCTGGTGTCATATGCCCGACGATGATCTAGAGCAAGATCATATGGAGGAGGCAATTGCTTACCCTTTCGAGAGCAATTATTTCTATTCCTGGGATGAGTCCTGGGATGAGGCTGAAACTAAGGTCATCGATTATTACGATGTGGTCATCAGCGAGTACACATTCGATGGCGACATCCTATTGCAGTGGTATGTCAAGACCCAGCAAGTTGAACTGAGAACATTGAACGGATGAGAGTCCTAGTCGTCAGGAGTCGTCAGAGATGCTTTCCGCACACTGGGTCATCAGGAATTGCCACTCAAATGGCACAACAATGGAGCAACGTCAAACAAAATGAGCATACAATATAAATCGTGGGGCTCAGATGGAAATGTTGTTATATAACCCGTTTCGGGTTGCGTTTTCTCCAGAATCAGCGATAATGGTCGAATGTCTATAGAGTGCCTAAATCAAGCAATAAAAACTGAAGGCCTCTCCCCGACAAGAAAACTAATACTGGTTGTCCTGGCTAACTACGCAGATGAGCATGGTGCGTGTTACCCCAGCTATAAACACATAGCAAAGATCGTAGGGCTAAAAGACTCTAAAGGTGTTCAGCGCGTGGTAAAAGAATTTGAGCAATCTGGTCTACTCCGCATAGAACACCGCAGAACAGAGGATGGAAGCCAGACAAGCAACAGATATCATTTAACCCTTGCCCCCTCCCCCCTGGGTATCACAGCCCCCCTCCCCCCGGTTCTGATACCCCCCAATACTAAAGAAGACACTAAAGATAATACATATAGCCAGGAATTTAAGACATTTTGGAAAGCATACCCTCGCAAGGTGGATAAATTTGAGGCTAATAAGGCATTTATAAAATTGGTAAGTAAAATTAGTGGTGACAAGGAAAAGCAAGAGTGCTTTATTATTGAGTTAATTAAGAATACAAGGAACTTTGCATGGGTCTGTAAACAGAAATCAACTGAACCACAGTTCATACCACATGCAGCTACATATTTAAATAAACGGAGGTACGAAGATTACGTAAAAACGAAAGACCATCTAACAACAATTAAGTCTATCAATCAGATAGCCGGTTAAGGAACCACAATGAAAAATGAAATGACACTAGATGCTACGTTTAATGAGTTGGGCATAAGGCCACGAAACCACACCCTCGGTACACAGAAAATAAAATGCCCAGAATGCCAGGGGCCATCTGGCTCTCATAACCCAAAGGATCGTCCCCTTGCTTTAACCATAGAGGCAGACGGTGGTGCTGTTTGGTTCTGTCATCACTGCACCATGAAAGGTAACTACTTCATCAAAGATAGCTATAACTTTAAAGGACATGCTCCAACAAAAAAATATATTGCCCCCAAGCCAAAGGTCAACGAAGAAAAACAAAGTCTCTATGCCTACATGGAAAAGAGGGGGATAACCAAGGCTACGGTAGATAGCTATAAATTATTTGCCAGTGGTAACTGGATAGCCTTCCCCTACTATAACGAAAAAGGCGAACTGGTTAATGTTAAGTACCGAACAGAGGACAAGATGTTCAGGCAAGAGCAGGACGCTATGCCCATCCTCTATAATTATGCGAACGTCCATACTGCTGACACAGTTATTTTTGTAGAAGGGGAGATAGACGCGCTAAGTTTAGCTGAGGCGGGTTTCCATAACGTTACCTCTCTCCCTGGCGGCGCTCCACAGACTGCTAAGTTTGACCCCAATGACCAAAGGTTTGCCGCATTAGAACACTCCCCTATACGGCCCACTAAGGTTATTTTGTTTACCGATAATGATGGCCCCGGCAGAGCGTTGCACAAAGAACTTTTACATCGCTTTGGTAGGGACATAGCGTGGTACGTAAGGCCCCCTAAGGGCGTTAAAGACGCTAATGAGCTTCTGGTTACCCAAGGCCCTGAGGCGTTAAGGGGGATTGTAGAGGAGGCAATTGCTTACCCTATAGATGGGCTTTATTCCACTCGCGATTACTTTCATGCCTTACACGATTTATACGATGGGAATTATGACAGACCTTTTGAGGTAGGCGAGCCCGCCTTAGATAAGATTTATAAAGTCATGCCGGGGACTTTTAATCTTTGGACAGGAATACCCAACCACGGGAAATCCATGTTCCTTGATTTTGTTTTACTTAAGCTGGCAGCAAGATATAAACAAAAGTTCGCTATCTTTAGCCCGGAGCAATCAACTCAAATGCACTTACGCCGCCTGGTTATGATGTACACCAACAAATCATTTGACCCAGGGTTCAACAACCGCCTAACAAAAGACGAACTGACCGACGCCTTAGCCTATATCCATAAACACTTCTACTTTATAGAGACCAGAGAAAGCATACCAAAGATTGAATTAATCCTGGATATAGCGAAATCAGCCACTCTAAAATTCGGGGTACACGGGATAGTCATAGACCCGTACAACGAAGTAGATGCCAGCAGGCCAGGCAATCAGCGCGAAGATGAACACATCAGGGACTTTATTTCTATCTGTAAACGCTTTGCGCGAATACATAACAGCACTGTGTTCTGTGTAGCACACCCCACCAAATTGCAGAAAGACAGTGATGGTAGATATGCCCCGCCAACCGCTTATGATGTATCGGGTGCGGCTCATTGGCACAACCAATCCGACGCCATCATAACGGTGCATCGGGATTTTGATGCCAACACTACCACTATTATGACCCGCAAGATACGTGAGCAAGGGCTATACGGTGAGATTGGAGAGGCTGAATTTACATATGATCTATCCAAAAGAACATATAAAGAACGTCCCGATCCCCCTGAAGAAGATTGGTCAACATCGTCCTTTAATGACTTCAGGTATAAAGACTAATGTATTCTGAATGGATTTATGGAGAGTGCTTAGGCAAAGCTAATTCCAGACAGATTGTCCGCATTGGCAATATGCCAAGGCTCATTAAATCCAAACGAGCCTTGGAGTTTGAGAAAGCAATGGCCCTCCAGGTGTCTGTGAGGCCCTTCTTAGAGGGAGATTTACAGGCTAACATATCTATATGGTATAAGAACAGACGGCCTGATCTCGATCCCTCGTTAGTCTTAGATGGGCTGCAGGGGAAATGGTATAAGAATGACCGGGCTATCAAGAGGATTATTTGCGAACACTATCTAGACAAAGAAAACCCACGTGTTTTTGTTGTGGTTGAGGAGATAGAATGGGACGATTTTAGGAAAGATGTTCTTCCAGATACGACCAAAGGACACAAGTAAAGCAAAGCATAAAGGCGGTATATACGCCCGACCCATAGGAATTCAATAAATAACTGCCAATAACTCCGTACACAACAACGTCACTCATTTACAGCACTAAGATAGAAATCATTGGGAGCCACCTCATGGTTAGTGACTTCATAGATTAACAACATCTCTCGGTGTCGCGGTATTCGTTGTCCAAGAAGATACTTGGCTAGCGTCCCTTGCGGTAACCTATGCCCTGTTCGCACATAGACATCCTCAATAAATGCTCTTTGCGTCTGTTTTTTCTCGGCCTGTATATAAGTCTTCGCCAGGTATTCTTTTAATCTCATGGTATTTAGAGGTATCTATTTATTCCGTAGTGGGTTATAATAAATGAAAGTTACATGCTTGTAAAATAAAATGAGGCAATAAAATGAATAATCCTTTCGCCCCCTGGGGTATTGAACACCTTTCAGCATCATCCATTAACGGGTACATCAATAACCCCTGCAAATGGATCGTTAATTATCTGCTCAAATACCGTGGCCCTGGCAATGGAGCTATGTGGCGTGGCACTTGTACTGATAGTGCCGTAGGCAACCTATTTGGTATGCACGAAAACCAAAAGAAGCCTGTACCAGAAGAAGAAATATATACGGTGGCCGAGCAACAATACTTCGGCCTGGCCAATTACTGGCAAGAACAATCCCCAGCAGAATTTGATGATGCCAAAACAGAGCGTGAGCTAGATACG